GTAACTTTCCAGACTGTGGTGCTGGTGTTTCTCCCGGTGCGGATGATCTATTCGGAAGCCGTTTGTATTTCTTTCCAGAACCGCCTTTCGACAATACTTCGATCTCAATATTTCTAAGGGTGTTTGTTGCCATTGCACCCTTTCGCATCATCTCTCTTTTGATACTTTCATCAAGATTCTTTGCACATGCTTGAAATTCAGCTTCTACGCCCATCTGTATCACTTCTTTCTAATACATAATAGATGGAAAACTGCCCTGTTCCAGCTGGATCTTTTGTACCCTTCACGATAAACTTACGATCATGGCACGGATCATCGCCAAGCAGTAACACATCGTTCTTACTTAGCTTAACCACTGGATGGTAAGACACAATCGTATGACTGATCGGAGTCTGGTTTTGTTTCCAGATTTCCATTGTCTTCATATCTGCTTCGGCTAGTATACCGTCTATGATCGCATCAGGGGCTTCTTTTTCATCGCCCTTTACAACCATGCCATCGTCCATGACTTCTGTATCCTGCCAGTAAACACGGAAAGACTGCATATATTGATATGGTCTACCGATTGATGTCATTTTCAAAAGCGTCCACCTCCAGGATGATTCATCATTCCAACGTAAAAATACTCTCGTTTTTCATTCTCATACGGCTTGATTCCAACACTGGAAGATGCAATTTCTTTTTTCAGATCATCATAAAGCTGTTTCCAGAAATTCATTCGATTACCAAAATTAAAAGAGACAGGACCAACACTGTTGTCTACGTCCTGTCCGTATTTGAACATCATATGTTCTAGCAATTTCAGTTTTGCCATCTTAAAATTGTCTGGATACTGCTCTAATACAGCTGTGATCTCTTCATCGGAAAGTGCAGCTGACATTTCATCCTTTGATACATCAGTATCCGCCAATTCGAACCGCATCTTCATAACATCATCGGAATTGATATCTTCTGGAAAATAGTTATACGTCATTCTCCTCGCCACCTTCCGGCTGTTCTGCTGGTTCTTCGGTTTCTTCTATTGCCTGACTAATATCAATATCAGTGGAAAGATCAGCAAGTCTTGTTTCAACCGCTGCCTTAATTCCTTTTCTTGAATCAATCTCATGCAGCAATTCTAAGACCGGTACATCTTCCTCTGTCATGGTCGCAATCTCAATTTTTGCCTCATCCATTGTTTTCTGGATGGTTGCAAAGAACTGTGATAACTGCTGTGCGTTCATTACAAGCTCGTGCTTTGATTGTAATAACGGAATTGATAAAGTGTTAGGGTTAACACTTAAATTCTCTGTATTTGCTCCATTTACACTTGCTGCTTCTGCAATGTGTCCAGACTTCTTTAAGAAAAGAGAGCGTCGTTCATCTACGACACCCTCTGGAACAATTTCTCCGACCTTATACTGCCTACCGCAAAATTTGACTGGCTTTAATGCAACATAATTCATACTAAGCACCTCCTACTCAGCTACACATCCTGTTAAGAATGTTGCGAGATCATCGGAAGTCTTTTTCATATCTGTTGCCATAAGTCCTTCGATGAACTCTGTATGAGTTCCACCTTCTCCGTCATACTGTGATGTAGCCATCCACTGTCCGTTTCCTAACATATCCCATGTATAAATGTATCCGGCGGATGGTTCTTCCAAAGATACTTCTTTTGGTGCATAAGTCATTAATGCACTGCTGTCGTCAAAGACAAACTTCATATCGGCTTTCTGACCGATCTCTGCTGCATTATATGTTGAATACAATACTTTAACCTCTTCAAAGCCGAGGACCGCTGCAATTACCTGTTCGTCTACAAGTGCTGGGTTTGGTGTTGATCCTGAACCAACAACTCGATCTAAGAACTGTGGATGATTCTTGATTGCTTTAAATGTCTTATATCCTAAGCATAATTTGTTTGGTAATCTACGTCCGTTTAAAAGCATTTCCTGTTTCATATCGTCAAACGCACCTACGATATCAGCATTGGCATCGTCGAAACGCACGAACTGTTTAGATGTTGAAGCTGTTGTTTCTCCTGTCTTAACATTTCCCCATGCATTAGCATTGAAAAACTTGTTTGCAAAGATCATATCAAGATGTAAATTCATCTGCTCCGAAATCTGTCTTACCTTTGCACGTCTTGGATCAATCGTTGCTGGTGCTCCTGTTCTCTGATAATCCAGAGATGTGATGTTATCTACACCGACAATAACCTGATCTACCTCGCATTTGTAAGTACCATCTGAGTGAGAAAATACAGCTGGATCTACTTTGCCGTATTTAGGCTTTCTTCTTACCTGATCTTTTGCAATCTCTTCTTTGTTGAAAATGTAGTAATTTCCTGTACTTGCCTGTACTGGAAGGATTGGAAAGATACTTGGTGCAACGTTCATTCCCGGTGCCTGAAAATAGCTCATTGCCATGTTAGTTAAGTAATAATTAGGTTTCCAGCCTTTCGCAATATCAACTGCGATTGCTGCTGCGTTATTATGTCCTGTGCTCATTTATTCTATTCCTCCTTTATTTACGCTTCGTATCCAGCATGGATGATCGCAACTCTTACGATATCTCCTTTTGCTGTTGCCGGTGCAAGTGCCATAGCTAAAATGTACTGCCCTGTGGTTGCCTTCTGACATAATCCCTCTGCATCAACAGCAAGGAAATCTCCAGCCTCAATCTTTGCACCAGCTGCCCACATGCCCTGATTTCTGATCTGAACAGTAATATCATCGCCTTTGGCTACTGTTTCATCTCCAAGAAGCACAATTCCTGTTGCTTCCTTTCCGGCTTCAGGAATTTTTGCTCCATCTTTTGTTAATAAAACCGCTACGGCTGTTTTGAGTTCTGCTCCAGCTGTAACATTGATCACTGGACTTCCACCAGTTGGATTGTATTCATATGTTCTGTTTGCCATCTTCTCTGTACCTCCTTTCTTATTTATCGAACATTGCTCTTAATTCAGGATCATTCTGCATAACGATATCCTGTGCCTGTGCATCAGTAAGGTTTGGCATAGACTTTTTGATCTCTGCTACCTTTGCGTTCATCTTTGCAACACCTTCTGTATCGTCATTTCCTGTGTGAGCTCCACCAGATTTACCGATTTCCTCAAACAGACCTGATTTCTGAATTACCGCAAGGTTGTTATCCATGGATGCAATGAAGTTGTTATACGCTTCATCGGATGTTGCTTTCATGGATTTCAGAACTGGCACTAATTCCTCTGCTTTTGTTCCTAAGAGTTCATACTTCTTAGCAACTTCTTCTAAGGACTTCTGTTCTGCTTCCTCTGCTCTCTTCTGGATTGGTTCCATGATCTTCTTCATCATAGAAGTGAAGTCCTTTGTAACACCTTCCATTGCTTTATTCACTGCTTCCTGAACCTGTCCATCAATATCAGCTCTTTTTGCAGTATCCTCTTTTTTTGCATTTGCATCATCCTGTAATGCTTTTAATGCTTCTTTCTTTTCTTCCTCTGTCATATTTGAAATATCAAATGCCATTTCATTCTCCTTTTCTTCTTTTTCTTTGTTAATAGTTTCAGGATCGCAAGATTTCTCAATTACCTCTTGCATTTTTGCGATCTCAAAATCATCCGCAACAACAGTATCTTCTTTGTCTGTTGCTGCACGTTCTAATTTGATCCAAGACTTGGATGCATCATCCGAAAATGCCTTAAACTGATCAATGCTCTGTGCGATTGCTGCCTGTTTATCCTCACACTCTTTATCGAGTAGAATTGATACAATCGACTGCTCCAGAGAGTTGCAGGCATTCCAGATCTGATCCCTCACGTCGTAGATCTTCTTTTCATTCATTACATCATCAAATGATGTTGCTTCATCTTCCATGGACTTTCTGACATCTTCTGAATTTACTCCTAAGCTGTCACAAAACGCATTAAAGAATCGCTTGAAAAAGTTTCCCTTCGGTTCTTCTGCACCTCCTCTCTTTTTAATCAGGATATTTGCTTTCTGATCTGCTCCGATGTCTACTGCATCGATCTTTTTTACTTCCAGATCTTCCAGCTTTGTCTTTCCTTTTGTTTTCATGTTTCCTCCTTTCTAACGACACTTTTTCGAGTTTCAAAAACGCAAAGTGCAGTTTCAAAAACGCAAAGTGCAGTTTCAAACACAAAAAATAGACCAATTTGCATTTTTTGCAAAATGGTCCTTAGTTGGTCTATTAATTGAACTATTTAGCTATTTTTTGAACTAAATTTTAGATTTAGCTTAATTTTTAACTAATTTAAGACTAAATTTCAGTTTTTCCTTTCAGATTTTACTTCTTCAATGATCTTCTGAATCTTTCTTTTATAGTTCTTGTTCCCTGTCAGTCTTATGTGACTTTCCAAGGTTCTTAGATTTCTGGATGTTGGAACTCTTCTACGTTCCACGTTCTTCTTGATTGCGATCGCAACTCTTTTATTCCTACAGTGCGTATGATGCAATTCAAAGCAATCAGGGTTGTACACGATCCATTCATCCTGTCGGTGTGATTTCTTAATCTTAAGAATGAGATCATCTCCTAATCTGCAAACATCCAGTCATCCGCTAACATATCAGCTTGGCTCGCTAACCATCCCATCTGTACACCAGACGTGCCGATAAACGCAATTGCTTTATTTCCAATGTCATTGTGATCACAATTAACAATTGTTCCGTCTGCTGCTGTGTACGAAATACATGTTGCAAGCTGAATATACTGTTTCTTTCCATTCCATCCTTTTCGTGCAACCTTAAGTCCTCTCTTTAAATACTTAATAGCGTTGGAAAAATCAAAATATGCTGCACCACCTAACTCTGGGCAATTTTCTTCATCTGCGATCATCCATTCATCAGATGTAATATTTCCGAATGTATATTCAGGACATTTTGTTTCTCGAATATCAATGTCCTCGCCATCTTTCGTATGCATGATAATTGTTGTTTTGTCATTATCCCAGAACCAATATCCACCCCAAGATGGTAGCTTCACTTTTCCTCCGGATTTCATAATTTTGAATGCATCTCTAAATTCCATTATTCGTCCTCCTCAACTTCAATACGTTTCGCTTTGCCCTCAATTGAGAACATTGTATAAGTTCCGTCCTTAATCTTTGCCCAGACCTCATTGTCTGTGATGTGGAAACCAACCCACCAGCCTTCAGGCAACGTACCTTCCTCTATACCGAGAGTTTTCATCTTTTCCTTAGTGAATATAATACTCTCGATCAGAACGCCTGCACCGCCTCGCTCGTGCATCTCTCCGGCTTCACGATAGAACTCTACATAGGTATATGCTGTCTGTTCTA